CACGAAATAAAAAGACTGCAATTTTTAGGTGGGCTAGGTGGAGAACAACGCCTGGCAGAGTATCGCAGTAGCCAACGCACTGTAGAAAACATAACACATACTGCGGCGGAAAATGTCCGCATAATGCGTGAACAAAACATACGACCCGGCACACCTGAATGGTTTAAACTATGGTTCAGTCTTCCCTACTTAACTGGCGAGACAAAAAAATAATAAATAACACATTATGGAACAGTTACAACAAATTGCTAAAATTGCCTTTGCCAGTGAATTTAGTTTTGCACTAAAGGCACAGAACTTTCATTGGAATGTAGAAGGAATGCTCTTTCAACAGTTTCACGAATTGTTTGCAGGAATATACGAAGAGACCTACGGAAGTATTGACGACTTTGCTGAAAACTTACGTAAACTAGGAACATACGCTCCTGCAAGTTTATCACGTTTTAACATGTTAACTCAAGTTGAAGACGAAACTGAAATGCTACCGGCAGAAGGAATGGTCAAAGAATTGCTAATGGATAACGAAAAAATGATTGTTATTCTTAAAAAAGCATATGCTGCAAGCGAAGCCGAAGGCGAACCCGGCTTTAGTAACTTTCTAGCAGAACGCATTGACGGACATCGTAAACACGGATGGATGCTACGAGCCACTGTTAAAGGACCATCTCAATGAGAGCCCGTGAATTTATCAGCGAAAGTGGAATGAAAAAAATGAATAAGATGCATCAAGCATCTATTCAAAATGCTACCACCTACCCTGGCCTAAACATGAATTCAGGTAGTATGTACACCAACTACAGATTTCATATAGCATTAGCAGGTGCTCCAGACTATCCAACAAAAGCCGACAATTACATTGCCGGCGATCCATTGCTTTCCCCTTACACAGAAGAAGAAATGGAAATGATTAACATGGCTGCACAACAAGTCGGTGCTGGCGAAAAACAAGTATGGAGTAGCAGCCGCAGTAAGGAATTACCTGGTGTAAATGCAGTAAGCCCTACAAGCAATTGGATGAAAAAGAAATGAAAAATACAGAATTTAAAACTAAACAATTCAAAGATGCAACTGTCTATACATTAGAAAGTGCAACTGGCATAGGCAGCGGCAGTATTGCCAGCGTAAGCAGTCCAATAGGCGGAGTTCGTAGACGCGGTGATAATTTAATTGCACAAGAAGAAAAGAAGGAAGCACCTAAGCCTCGCAACTTTGTAGCAAAGAATGCCAAAATGGGCGGCGCTGGCCAGCACAAGGACAAGAAAAAAGAACAAAAGCAAGGCAATGAAAAACACAAAAAGCCTTACATGGAAGATCATGAAGTTAGCATGGCCAGTAACGAACTAAAAAGTATTCACAGCGATGCCAAACAATTGCTAGGTCTTGTTCAGCAGTATGGAGAAAATGGAGATTTGGAAGCATGGCAGCAAAGTAAAATTACCAAAGCCGCAGACTATCTAAACAGCGTTCTTCAAAGTATTGGCGGAGAACAGGGCGTGGACGAAGCTGTAGAAGATCGTACCAGTTATCAAGTTGCCAAGGTATTATCCAACCACGGTATCACGTATGATCCAGCAAAAGAAAGTGAATTGATCAAAGCAATTGGAATGGTATTGGTCAAAGAGTTAAACATGAGTCCGAGACAAGCTCGTGCAGTCATGAACGATGAAGACTTCTTAGGCGACACAATGGGCGAGTTGAGACACATGGAACAAGGCGTGGCGGAAGGCGATAGGCCATTCCGTGGAGTAGGTGGTGCATTCAATCGTGGTGATGATGAACGACACGATTTAGATCCAACAGAATGGTACATTGTCAAAGATGGTAAAATGTTCAAAACGTCTGTGTATCCCAATCAAGTACAACTAGCAATAGCCCAAGGTTATAGTCGTACTAGAGATGAAGCCAAAGCAAAAGCAGGCGAGCAAGGTGTGGCGGAGGCTACCGGTGACGAGAGATTTGACACCATGATGGGCAAGATCACAGGTGGTGCTGGTGCCAGGCAAGGTGTAGATAATTTGAATAAGTCCCTCACTGCCAGAACAGGCAGCGACCCCGAAACCGCATTGGCCAAATGGGGTCAGGAATTTATAAAATGGCTTGAAGATCTTTGCCGTAATTTTGCCAGGCAAGGTGTAGATAGGTTTAGTAAATTAGAAAAATTAAGCGAATTTGAAGACGGTGGCGAAACCATGGCGCACTGGTTGATTGAGGTTGCTAAACAGACCAAGACCGCGGGTATTACACTGGCAGACATACAGGAATTTTCTAGCGAGTTTAATACTCATGGAATGTGGCCTTGGCAGCAGTTCCCTATAGCCTGGAGTCAGAACGAATGGCAAGACTATAAAGATCAATGGACTGGCCCCGATGGTTACATTGCCAATCTGAGACATAGTCCCGAGCAAGGTGTGGCGGAAGGCAAGGACGACAAAATTGCTCAACTAAAGAAAGACCATGACACAGCAGTGCATTGGAGCAAGAATGAAACGAGTCCTCAAAAGCGTGAGGCTGCTCGTCAAAAGGCTGAGAAGATTAAAGCACACCTAGAGAAACAATATAAGCAAGGTGTGGCGGAAGGCCAGGTGACACCTAATCCTTATGATCGAGGTTACTACGATGGTCAAAGAATGGGATCAAACTCGTATCATAATCCTTATAGTAGAGCAGATGAACCCACTGAGTGGGATGAATATAAATCGGGGTTCAATATGGCCCAGATAGAATTACAAAACGATCTTGAAGACAACGGGTTTTCAGAAGGTGTGGCGGAAGGCTTTAACGGTGAATATGATGACGAAGCAGGTATGGCACATACCAACTTGCTTACTTCAGCAAGAGCAGTTATGGGATTGTTAAAGACTATCGACGACAAAGATAATTTACCAGAATGGGTACAAGAAAAGATTGCCAAAGCAGAAATGATGTTAGTTGGCGTTTGGGATTATCTACAAAGTCAAAAAGAACAAGGCATTGATCCACAACAAGATGCCAACGAAGCATACGGCCGTTATGACCGTAGAGACGCATATCAGCGTGATTACGATAGCAGTGTAAGTGGAATGGACCGAGGTAATAATCATAGAGATGACGAAAGACACGACCTAGATCCAACAGACTGGTACATTGTTAAAGATGGCAAAATGTTCAAAACGTCTGTCTACCCTAATCAAGAAAAAGAAGCAATGGCACGTGGATACAGTCGAACTAGGGAAGAAGCTAAATCAAAGGCTGACAATGCAATGGAAGGTGTAGACCCATACTTTGAATCATTGAGATCCAAAGTTGAGGAACTTGCAAAAAAGTAAGTGAGCAGGAACCTCAAGACCCTGCTGCCGAACCAGCACAGGCTCCTGCTACAGAACCAGTTAAAAAAATTGGACCGCAACCAAAACTAAAACCTGATATGTCTTTGGACTATTGGAAAGAACGTTTCCAAACTGCCAATCCAAGTCAGTATCATCAGTTCAAAAACAAGACTCCCGAAAAGAAAGACCAAATGGCAACTGCGGCATTGTACGCGGCACGCCAACCTAAATAATCTTTGTCAAAACCATTGACATACACCATACAGGTGTGTATAATAAAGACTAACAGGAGATACACATGGGCAAAGCATTTGGCGCACCAGAACAAGCAAAGATTAAACAAATTGTTGCAGAAGGCATGACTGTCATGCAAGAGATTCAAGACCTCACAGAAGGATTGAATGAAACAATTAAAGCAGTAGCAGAAGAACTAGAAGTCAAGCCTAGTGTTATTAAAAAAGCAATTAAGATTGCACAGAAAGATACATGGGATCAAGTATTCCGTGAGTTTGATGATCTTGAAACTATTGTCGACATCAGTGGACACAGCTTCCGTAAGGAAGACTGATGAGTCATTGGGGTTACCATTTAATGTTAGATTGCAGCGGATGTGAAACTATCGACAGCAAAGAAAACATTTATAATTTTGTAAAAGATCTGATACAACAAATTGATATGGTTGCACATGGCGAACCTATTATTGAATATCTGTTGCCTGGAGATCCTAAACAAGGATATAGTTTGATGCAGTTAATCACAACTAGTAACATCTGTGGACATTTTATGGAACTAGATGGTACTGCATATTTTGATATTTTTAGTTGCAAAGAATTTGATCTAACATTGGCACAGAAAGTAGTGAAACATTATTTCAATCCTAAAAAAATTAGAGTAAATTTTATCACAAGGCATGCAGGATAATGGATCAGATTACTAATACATTTGTAAACGTATATAACTGGGCTAAGAGAGACTATAAAGAATGGCCTACTCGTTTCACACTGGAAATTACAGCATGGTTTATGAGTCTTGCCTGCTCGCTAGTATTAGCAACGGCAGTAACTGACCCATTGTTTTTCTATCTCTATCCAATATTTATTGTACAATGTGCTATCTTTGGATGGGCTGCATGGACTCGTAAGAGTACAGGTATGGTTGCTAACTATACACTATTAGTCACAATTGATCTTGTTGGCTACATTAGACTAATAAATATGTAAGAGTACAGTTTGATCAGCTACAAATGATCACAAAGATGGTTGCCGGCCATAAGCGGTAGGAGAAAAATATGAGTTATGTAGACGCGATCTGGAATCGCGATAAAGACATTATCTATGTCGTCGAACGAGATCCTAAAAAAGGCAGGATCTATCAAGAATACCCCGCACGTTATCTTTTCTATTACCCGGACCAACGGGGCAAATATAAATCTATCTACGGAGAAAATCTCAATAAGGTAACTTCTAAGAGCTATAAAGAGTTCATGAAGGAAAAGAAGATACACAGCAGTCACAGTCTTTATGAAAGTGACATCAATCCAATATTCCGAAATCTAGAAGAAAATTATCTAGGTAAAGATGCACCTAAGCTAAACGTAGCATGGTTCGACATTGAGGTGGACTTTGATCCAGAACGTGGCTATAGCACTCCTGAAGATGCTTTTATGCCAATTACTGCAATTGCTGTTCACCTACAATGGTTAGACACGCTAGTATGTTTTGCTGTTCCACCTAAAACGCTCACAATGGAGCAGGCACAAGAACAAGTTAAAGACTTTCCTAATACAATCTTATTCGAAACTGAAGGAGAAATGCTCAACGCATTCTTAGACATTATTGAAGATGCAGACATCCTAAGCGGATGGAACTCAGAAGGCTTTGATATTCCATATACAGTAAATAGAGTAACAAAGGTCTTGAGCAAAGAAGATACAAGAAGATTTTGTCTTTGGGATCAATTTCCAAAGAAACGGGAGTATGAAAAATATGGAAAAGCGGCTGTTACTTATGACTTGGTTGGTCGCGTTCATTTGGACAGTCTCGAGCTGTACCGCAAGTACACCTACGAAGAACGCCACTCCTACAGGTTGGATGCTATTGGAGAAATGGAGATAGGTGAATCTAAGACTGTCTATGAAGGCACACTGGATCAACTATACAACAAAGACTTTAAAAAGTTTATTGAATACAACAGGCAAGACTGTGCATTGTTAGATAAGCTAGATAAGAAACTAAAGTTCTTGGACCTAGCTAACACACTGGCACACGAATGTACTGTATTGTTGCAGACTACGATGGGTGCCGTAGCTGTTACTGAACAGGCTATCGTAAATGAAGCTCACCATCGTGGACTAATTGTTCCAAGTCGACCTGTTCGCGACGAGGATGCTAATAACCAGGCAGCTGGTGCGTATGTTGCATATCCTAAAAAAGGTCTGCATGACTGGATTGGATCAATGGACATTAACTCATTATATCCTAGTGCAATTCGTGCATTGAATATGGGTCCAGAAACTATTGTTGGACAATTACGGCAAGATAGAACTGACCAATTCATTCAAGAACAAATGTTGGTCCATAAGAAATCATTTGCATCTGCTTGGGAAGGTATGTTTGGTAGTTTAGAATACGAAGCAGTTATGCGGCAAGACAAAGCATATGAAATTACTGTTGATTGGCAAAATAGTGAACAGGACGTATTAAGTGCAGCTGAAGTTTACAGATTAATTTTTGAAAGCAATCAGTCCTGGATGTTGAGTGCTAATGGTACAATCTTTACCTACGAGAATGAAGGTATTATTCCCGGCTTGCTCAAGCGATGGTATGCCGAACGTAAAGACATGCAGAAAAAACTCAAGGCCGCAATTGATGCAGGTAATAAAGTTGAAGAAGAATACTGGGACAAGCGTCAGTTGGTTAAAAAGATTAACTTGAACAGCCTGTACGGTGCTATTTTGAATCCAGGTTGTAGATTCTTTGACAAACGAATTGGACAGTCAACTACGTTAACAGGCCGTGCTATTGC